GAGCCGCACGGTATACTCAATTCACGGATAGTGAACTGGTTGCCACTGTGGGAACCCCCTTATATTTTGATATTGAGTGCTATAAAAACTATTTTCTTATTGCCTTCAGTGAACCCAATTCCGGCAAATGCTTATTATTTGAAATACTGGACAACGAGGTATTGGATAGTGCTAAATTAAAGTGGGTTATGGAAAACTTTCAGCTTATTGGATTTAACTCTAATAACTATGATATTCCTTTAGCCACTTTAGCTTGTTACCCGCACCATGCCAATCCTACTACTTTTAAGAAAGCCAGTGATTTAATCATCTTGCAAAACTTTAGACCTAATGACATTTATCATGAATTTAAAATCATTCCTTTTAATGTTAATAGCGTGGATGTCATTAACGTCCTCCCTCTGGACGGATCCCTAAAAGTTTATAGCGGACGTATCCACGCCCCAAAACTACAAGACCTTCCTTTTCCTCCTGATAATGAACTCACCTATGAGCAGAAGTTAATTACTCGCCATTACTGCATGAACGATTTATTGGATACGGTGCTATTAACGCATGCTATAAGCCCACAGTTAGATTTACGCTGCGCTATGAGTAAGCGGTACAGAATGGATTTAAGGTCGCGTAGTGACGCGCAAATTGCGGAAATCGTTATACGTGACGCGGTTGAAAAGCGCAAAGGGTATAGAATAGGCAAGGAACCAGTAGAAGTAGGTAGGGTTTATAAATACAAGGTTCCCTCCTTCCTAAAGTATCAAACTTCCTTAATGTCCACGGTGTTAAGCGTGGTTAAAGATAGTCCATTCGTTGTTGCTGAGAACGGTCGCATAAGTTTACCACCGGCATTATCAAGCCTTAACATTGTTATCAATAATAGCACCTATCAACTGGGAATTGGTGGTCTGCATTCCAAGGAAAAAAGTCAAGGGTATATTGAAACGGACTCTATGATTATTCGGGATCGAGATGTGACGTCTTATTATCCCATGATTATACTCAATCAAAAGTTGGCACCTAAATCGATGGGTACGGACTTTCTAAAAGTCTATGGACTGATTGTAGATGAACGGATTAAAGCTAAACATACGGGGGATAAAGTTACGGCGGATTGCCAGAAAATTATTATTAATAGTTCCTTTGGAAAAATGGGCAATCAATACTCATCCTTATACTCACCTCAGTTAGTCATTCAGATTACATTAACGGGTCAGCTTGCCTTACTTATGCTTATTGAAATGCTGGAGCTTGCTGGAATAGAAGTTGTATCAGGGAATACTGATGGAATTGTTATTTACACTAACAAGCTAAACGAACCTAAGTTAAATGCTATTGTACATCATTGGGAAACAATAACTAACTTTGAGACAGAAGAAACTATTTATAAAGCAATCTATTCAAGGGATATTAATAACTATATCGCTATTAAAGAAAATAATAGCGTTAAGTTGAAAGGAGCCTATCGATTAAAAGATATCTCAAAGAATCCTGTTAATGAGGTATGCATTAATGCTGTGGTTAACAAGTTAACGCATGCTATTGACATCGAAGAAACCGTCACTAATTGCACGGATATAAAGGACTTCCTAACCTTGCGAGTTGTTAAAGGAGGAGCATTTAAAGATGGTATTTTCTTAGGTAAGACAATTCGCTGGTATAAGTCAACCGATTGTCCTGGAACAATTATATATGCTAAGAGCGGTAATGACGTCCCCTTAACGGAAGGATGTAGGCCGCTACAGGAGTTACCCACAGTGTTTCCGGAGGATGTGGATAAACAATGGTATATTGATAACTGCTACAAGATACTTGAGGAGATCGGGTTTATTTCTTCTTCTTAGTGGCTTGTCTATCTTGTATAGCGCCTGCAATACCACTAGCCACATAGCCTTTTAACGTGGGGGTTACTTTTCGTTCCAACGTTCCCAAGCTCTGAGAAACCTCGCCCATCAAACGGGGGCTTGTACTTAACAAAGAAGCTGCTAACAAAGGGTTATGCCCATAAAGTGACAATCCGCCTAATCCCGTTGCACCTGCAGCTTGTAGTCCCCTAGGCGTCCAGCTGCTCAACGACTGCCCTGCAATACTGTTGAGCATCTGGGGGGCCCCCGCATTTTGCATATCCTCAACAAGTTTAGTTCTATTCCCAAAGTTTGTATTGGCATTATTTCGGCCTATGCTCTGTAATTTCCTTAACGCCGTATCGGTTGTAGCCTTTTCACCCAATGAAAAAGTCTTGGTAAGCTCCGTTAATTGTTTAGAAGCATCTGCATAATTCTTCATAGTTTCGGCATATCCAGGGGCTTGCTGCTCAATTGCACCCCGTACCGCATTATATGATCTATTCGCTACAGCACGTTGAGGCGTTCCAAAATTAGTTCCATCTTTAATATTTCCAATATATTTTTTTAATGAGTCCAACCCTTCAATGGTATGGAATTGTGCGGGGTCTTGCTCAGACCAATCTGCAACCGCTTTTGTTATTTTATCCTGTACCTTTAAAGTTTTTGGATTTATAGAAACACCATTAAACGTATCTATCTTATTTGCATCTTGTACGGCTTGGGAAATGGGTTGAAAGTTTAGAGGGGTTTTGTCTTGAAAAATATCGCCAATACCCGATCTATAATTACTTCCCCTAACATTCGCTAAATTACCCAAAGCCGATTTCATCGTATTTATAGTATCCGACATAGGGATTGCTCCGCGCATATTTCCCTTTAAAGCTGCTGCTGCATCGCCACCCGCTTTCCCCGCTTGATATGCCCGCCCAATTGTATCTGTACCTGTACCTGTGGTTAATCCTAATAAAGGGGCGGCTATTTTACTAGTACCTTTTAAAAGCCCTTTAGTTAATGCCCCTATGGGGGCAGCGATGGAACTGACATCAAATGCTAACCCTGCGGGGTCAGTGATAGCGGTTTGTTCTATATTATGCAACGAACCATATCTATCTTTATAGAATTTTCCAATTGAATCTGCTGTCTCCATAGCTTCAGGGGTTATCTTGTCTTCTTGCCCTGTTAAATGGGCAACCCCGCCTACAGCACCTTGCGTTAATGCCTTTATCGTATCAGAAGGGTGCAATAAAGAGCTGGCGGCTCCGATTACCGTATTTCCAATAGATGGGAGTATGAATTTCCCTATGTCACCTATACTATAATCTGTAGGTTCCGGACTATTAAGGCCTTCTTGCCCAGTGGATTGCACAGGGTTTCCCACAAGTGTAGTGGGTTGTCCTAAAGCCGCCTGCAGTTGGGCATCAGACATTTTAGTGTAATCTTCTTGGGTAGAAGCGGGTTGTTGAGTTTGTGAAGTTTGTTGCCCAAGAGCGGCTTTAATCTCAGCATCGGACATTTTACTGTAATCTGCGGTATCCACAGGTACTTGTGAGGGGCTATCTCCTAAAGCGGCTTGTAAATCCGCATCTGACATTTTAGAAAAATCTTCTTGAGAAGCTTTATAAGGATCCTCACTAGCCGAAGCTGTGGGTATCATAAAATCCAAGGCTTTTTGAGCTAGAGAAACCCTTCGAGTATTATTTTTTTCGTTAGCACCTGCGCGTTCAAAATGATTACTAAATGCATTGGTAGCGTCTTCAAGATTGGATGTTGCCATTAGCTTCTGTTTAGCGCGGCTCTCCGTAGTATTTAACTCATGATTAATAAAGTCTAGTTGTGTTCCTGGGTCAGTGGCATAACTACCTTGTCTTTGAGCAAAGGCATCCAGAGCTTTTTTACGGGGGCCTACCCATTGAGCTAATCCAAAAGCACCTGATTTTTTATTAATAATTTCAGGATTAAGACTAGACTCTTGAGTAAGATTCCCAGCAATAGCTGCCGCCTGATGGGGCTGATAACCCTTGTCCATAAAGTATTGAACAACATCTACTGATTTCATTTTATTAATCCACGACGTTTAGCTTCTTCTAATAGAGCGGGGTTTACTCCGTTAGGTTGAGGTTGTGTTGGAGTGGTTTGCTTACTTAGTTGCCTCTTGTCTAACTCAGCCTGTATTGCCGCTTTTCTTTCATTTTGCATTGTTATAGGGTCTTTGGGTATATCAGGTAAAGCGTTTCGATATCCTTTTTTGTATATGCTACCAATTTCATTATTGGTATTTACATATTGCTCGCGTAAAGCCAATAGTTTCTTCTGAATGGCTTCTGCCGTATCGGTCTCATTTGGCAGGAATGGTTGTAAGTATTTGTCCTCAGTAGGACTAACCGCCGCACCCGATATATCATGACGCTTGGCACTGGATATTTGTGATACGTCCGCTCTATATTTTGTCCCTTCAGGGTCAAGTCTTTGATTAATCTTGTCACCGCCCATCATCTGTAATCCAAATGATTTTGGCCGTTCTTGAACCGCTTTAAGAGCGGTATCTATTTGATTAATAGCCGACAAATTACCCGTATAGGCCGCTCTATGAGTTGGATTTATGTCCTTTATTAATGATTGCTGATACCTTTGCTCATCCCTTGTGTCTCTTGCATCCGCACGTTGTTGGGCTTGGTTAGCTAAATCCAATTGCTTTTGTTGTACTGGAGTAACCGCCATGCGTTGATCAAGTGCGCGTTGTGCTATAACATCGCCATAATTACCGCCGTTAGCCATTCCAGCATAGCTTAGATTGCCTTGCGCGTCTCTAGTCATCCCCGTTGGGATTGAACCCACATTATCTTTACGTTGTTGAAATGCCATAACGGTAGGGTCTTGAATATTTTTTTGTTCGGCGGTAGTTTGCAAATTATTAGCCATTGACGAATTAAAATTATCGTAAGCTTTAAGCCCTGACTTAACCAATTCAGGATTGCTTGAACTAACCATGCGGCGGTTATTTGTTAAAAAAGCATGAATTGGATTATCTTTAGGGATGACTTTTAGCTGCTCATCGATGACTCCGCCTATTTGTGCTCCTTGCTCTTTAGCGGCGGTATTTTCTAAATGCGTATTTAATTTATTACTTAAATAATTTGACAATAGACTGCCAATAACCCCTTTTAATACCCCGCTTCCACCAGGTTGAGGAGCTTGCACTTGTTGAGGTTGCTGAAAGAAACCGGCGGGAGGTGATTGATCAGGAAGCGGATCGGCACTGTCGGCATTAGAACCCTGCCCCAAGAACGATAGCATCGTTCCTAATCCTTCCATATTGTCAGCCATTACCGTTTCTCCATTGTAATTAATAGTTAAATAATATTTTATTTTTTATTAAAATTATGTAATAATAAGTCTCACATAATATCCTTTGACGAGAATTAGCCATGCAAGACTTAGTATTTTTACAAAACAAAGAAGCCAGAATATCAACGCTGGAACTGTACAAACTTTTTGGGTATGTCAACCATTCAAGCTTAAAACAATTAATAAAGGAACAAGAATCCTTATTTTTAAGCCGAGGAACAATGCCTTTTGAGATTGTACGTGGACTATCTGAAACTAAGCGCGAAAACGAAGAATTAGGAAACACGCGGGGTGCAGGGCGTCCAACTAAGGGTTTTTTACTAAACAGACGACAATTTAATCTATTAGTAATGCTTTCCAGAACAACCGAAAAATCCTTACCCATAAAATTGGCGCTCGATGACCAGTTCCATAGAATGGAGCAGGCGCTCCAAAATGTTGTCGTCGTTTCTCCGCACATGGAAGCTATTCGCAAGTTACTCATGCTCGATGCTCCAAGCGAGTGGATTAAATTGTTTCCCGATGAGTTCTATATAGCATTGATGAGACTTTATGGCGACGAATTCAAAGGCAATAAAAGCACCCCGCCGTACTGCGCTCAGATAACAAGGCGCTGGATTTACGATGTGGTGCTCCCCAAAGAACTCAGCAATGAAATAAGCAAAGGAAAAGGCGAGGAAAAGAAGCATCAATGGTTCACCGAAAGCAATGGCAGGGAAGTTCTGCTACGACAAATATACCAAGTAACCGGCATAGCGAGGTCATCATATAGCCGAAAAGACTTTGAAGCGCGGTGCGCTACGCTATATGAGAATGCGCCCTTGCAATTAGCGTTATTCGTCTGAATATTGAATGGGGAAGCCATTACCGTTTCCCCATAATCTGTGAAATGAACCCATTAATATCCATCGGCTCTTGTTCGGCTTGTCCTGGATCACCTGCATTAACATAACCTTGCATTCCTTGTTGCATATTTAGCGGTTGCGGCGTACTTTGTCCCATGCCGGAATGTTTGGATTTAGATAGAAGTTGACCAAGCATTTGCAGATCACCACCTCCTTGTCCACCCATCTTACCCATTACTGAATCCATAATGCCGGAACCTGCGCCCGCTCCACCTGCACTTGCCGCTGGTGCAGCCGCCGCGCTTGTCGCCGGACTTCCAAACCCAGCTGCGCTACCCGCCGCACCTATTCCTTCAGCCGCCGGTGCCGCACTTGCCGCAGTTCCTAATGATGACATAGCGGGAGTTATTGCCGACCCCACAGCGGAGCCAATACCAGTAGCGGCTCCACCAGCAGCCGTGCCACCAAGTGCTGCTCCAGTACCCGCTCCAGCGGCAGTTCCACCAGCCGCACCACCCATTGCTCCACCAATAGAACTTAATGCCGCTCCAATAGAATCTATAAACATGTTAGTCCCCGCATTTTAAGTAGATAATCTTCATAAGTATCACTACTTAGATAATTTTCTACTTCCTCAATATTCGTTTTGTCGCAACCATGAACCGTTATAAACACGGTATCCTCAATAACATAACCAGCTTTCTTTGTTCCTGCTGGAGTATTAAAGATAGCTCCTGCTTCTAACTGAGTAAAACCTTCCTTGGTGGCTACTGAAATCTTGCCTTTAGCAACTATATTAATACACTCATAATTATGTATTTTACCTGTTAATATAGAATCGGCAGGAAGGAAGCCCACACGAACATAAACGCCAGGTATAAAGAAATGATCTATTTGAATAATAGGTTCTTGTAGGTTCTCAGTGATCCAATCACCTAATTTATCAATTTTTTCTATATAAGCGAGTTCAGTGTTCATTACAGCAGTCCTGAACCTTTACCTGAACCGGAGTTCTGTCCATATCCCCAACCCGTTGAAGTACCCTGGCCCTGATTAAAACTATTACCAGAGTTAAGAACCGTTGGCGCGCCAATAACGCCTTGATAACTCTGCGCTTGTTGCCAAGGGGCGTTAGCGGCATTGAATTGCCCCATTCCATAACCTTGAACGGCACCAGTATTGTTAATCCCTTGGTTAACCGTATTCTGTTGCTGTCCTAGCATCCCTGACATTAAGTTTTGACGGTTAAAATTGTTAGTATCCGCTTGCTGTGCTATATTTAATTTATTCTGTAAATCCTTATCAAAGGTATTGTAACCAGTCTGAGCTAGATTACTTTGTAGAGCATCATTAATACCACGCTCCGCTATTCCTTGCGATACACCCTGTCTTGAACTTCCGGTCATCCCAGTACCTGCGGCTCTTGCATCCAGATTAGACATCATATTTTGCTGGGTTCTATTAGCATCCTTGATATATTGTTGCTTCATGGCATCGGCATAATTATTACCTTGGCCACCCATGACATCACCATAAATTTGCTGTGTAGCAGACGGCGTATTTTGGGATTGCTGTAATGAGCTCATTAGTTGATTACCAATGCCCAGTCCTCCGTAGACGCCACCTTGCTGCATACCTTGATTGGCATTAGCCGCGCCTTGGGCTTGCTGATTCTGATAATTAATAGCTCCTGGCACCATGCCCTGGCTAGTACCCACACCTTGATTAAATAAGCCTTGCGCTCCACTATATAGGTTATTTAATGCGCCGCCATTAAATACATTTTGCCCAAATGTGCTACCACCTGAGCGTGAGTTTTGGGAATTGTTGCCATAAATGTTGAGCCCTTGATTTTGACTTGAACTTCCGCTCATGATGGCTCTCCTATATTTAAGCCGTGGTTTTCGTGAAAGCCATATTTAATATTGGCTTGTTTCCTACATTTGATAGCATCTGCTAGATTATAAAAACGGCCTAAATGTATTTCTTTATTGTTAAAATGGATTGATGACTTCCATTTATTTTTAGACTTATCAAAACAAACGCCATTAAATCCAGATTTATTGTTTTTCCTCAATGAGGTATTTTGTAAATTTCCAATAACAATCGTATCGCGTAAATTTTTCCATTAATTATTACAACCATTATGATCAAGATGATCTACGCATCCAGATGGAAACTTTCCTATCATATATAAAAATGCCAATCTATGTGCATAATAGCGTTCATAATCAATAGTAATTTCTATATATCCAGCCTTAGTATAACTACCCATAATATCCCCAGCGCGGCTTCCTTTGCACCCAAATAGCCTTATAAAAATTCCTTTTTCAGGTATATAGTGAGCTACTTCAAATAATCGTTGTTGGGTTAATTCTTTTTTCATAATTCATCATCCAAAGGCAATTTAATTACTGAATACGTTTCAATCCATCCTTTTGATTTTAACGCCCTCATCCATCCGTCTCTAACTGCCATTCCTCTTAATTCAGTGCAATTAAATTGTTTAGCTAACATCTTTAAGAAAACTATAAAGTCTTCTCCCCAACTAAACATCTTATCCCCGCCGAATATAGGAATAAGAAGACTCTTTAAACCGCTATCGTAAGTCACTATTTCTATCGTAGTTACCGCTATAATATCGCTACCCATGTTAACCGTAACGATTACCGATCCTCCACTCATAGCGCGGTTATAAAGCGTTTCTTCGGTAAACTCCCCGTTACTAACCTTAATTACCCGTTCTAGATGAACCATTAATTGAGGCCAAAGGGAATCTAGCATTATAGGATTTAGCATGTGGAAACTGTATAAACTCATGCTATATGTACCCACCCAGTATTTTTATAAATCCACAATCCTTCAGCGGTTATCGGACCAATTATATGTTTAAAGTAATATAATCTACCGATAACGGGTCTTGTAGGTACGGATGTTCTGTGTTCTGGAACTAAATTAGATTGTAGATCATCTATAGATTGTGCCATCCTAGTAAAATAATTCTCTAAGTCAGGCGATAACCCTTTAGGTACGGTTTCCATTATCTTTGACCATTGTTAGCATAATATAGCGTAAATCCAGATAGCCCAAAGGGGGTATTACCTATACTTGAAAATTTCCAAGAATGATAAACTCCAGTAGACCGTATATCTACTTTCTTATTTTTTGATGGGTCATAGATCACCGCTGGTTTCCACAGTGTTTCAGCGCCTAGATTGTACTTTGAACCTATCTGTATGGACATATTGCCTGTGCATTGAATCATGGGATACATACTTACCACTGTGGATACTGACAATTGATTATCGAATGTAAAGTCTTCGTGAATCAACGTTGAATTAAGATCCGCGCTACCATCATCAACCGTTAATGCGCTTACAATGCTAGTCGCTGGATTGACGCCTATGATTGCGCCTAGAATGGGTATGTCATTTACATAGTTCCAGCTAAAAGGGGACAAATCCCATTGCCCAGATTGGTCATCCCATGCCGGATCTTGCCCAGCCGAGTTTCCAATTAAGTTAGCCCAGGAACCTAACGCATTATCATATTGAGCGGTGATTGTATCCCAACCAATGGCAAGGGTTGTGGCTATTAGTGGCGCATACGTCATACTGGAAAACTTTGAATCAAGATCACGTATTGAAAAGGTATCGTCTTCCCAATTATAAATTATCGCTATGTTTGGCAATGTAAAAGTTGCTTCCACAATACAGAACCATATTTCCTTCTTGGAATAGTCCGCTACTACGAAAGAATTTTTAGCATGTACGGAGCCCAATGCAGCCCTTACTTTTAACCTCAATCTATTATGCAATAATGATATGACATTGGTTCCATCATGAACCATTACATCATCTTGAGTAATAAAATAATGTCTTTGATTCGCATAGACAACACAGTTCTTAGCAAGTATTCCATAAGTATTAGATAGCTCTACTACATTCCATATAAACTCTCCACCGATATAGTGAAGTATGCTTATTCCAGATTCAGAATAAATTACAAACGTATCCCTAAGCGTTAGTCCATCTACGATTCGGCCATAGTTTCCTTGAAGAACCGATACGCCCGCTATGGTGGATAGATCGGTTTCATCCCAAGTAAAAGGTATGCTCCCATTATCGGCGGGAGCTGACCATCTAAAAGTCGTTGGTTTTTCAACCGCGCCTTCAACGGTTCCCAGTGCGAATAAGAAATTCTTATGTGACCGAATTAAGTTCGCATGTTTTGAAGCGGCTTGCCAAGTTTGCGTTGCTGAGAATGGCAATGGTTGTAAAAGTTGACTTCCGCTTATTGGATCCCAATATTCAGGATACCAATCTGGATTATTGAATATGGGAACTTGATTATCATTACAGAAATCCCAATTGTCGGCAACTACTGAATATGGAGCGGAAGATATATTAAAGAAACTGGTACCATTGCCAGCTACGATAGATGTGGTTCCCATTACTACATAGAAAGCAATATCACTAGATACGACACAAGCGATTTTACTTGGTGTAATAGGATCGGCAAAAAACATTAAATCGGTTTTGCCATTAAATGAAACAACGGCTTTTCTAACGCAGCGGAAATTACTACCACCCGTGAACGTATCAGGTGATAAATTAACGGGGACTATATCCGTATTAAGTCCTTTTGTTTCAGCAACCGTAATACTTTTAATTTCCATATTATTAAGACATTAACATAATGTAGGCAAGAACATACCAAGGTGGCAGATTCTGATTCGTAGCGGATACGCCAGTGCTTGCTATTGTGGTCACCGCTGATACAGTTCCACTTATAGTATGACTATGAGCTTGATTCTCAGTATCGGTTGTTCCGCTATGGGCATGCAATGCGCTAACTCCGCTAGATGTAGTATTGCCAAGAGCTAACCCAGCGCCGCCTTGAATAGTTCCGCCTCCTATAATAGTTGGAACGGTATGCGTATGATCCGAACTCTCTAAACCCGTTATAAACGTATGAGCGTGTAAGTCATTTTCCGTACTCGCGTTTAACGCTACCGTATTAACGGTACCAGCGGTATGCGTATGCTGCACAATAACTGAATCAGCCGTGCCGCCAATGGAATTAAGCGTATTAGATGGACTTTTGCCCCAAATAAACCGGCCTCTTAAATCAGGTGTTCCATTAGTACCATCGCATATCTGCCAGTTTGTAGGAACAACCGTACCAGACCACATGACAATCATACCAATGGGATTAGCATTGCTAAGTCTATCAAGCTGTGGCTGTATCGGGCTTGTCACTCCATCAACATAGTTTAATTCATCTTCCGTAGCCGTTATAGCCTTGGCAAAGCCAGTGCCGGATATGCCAGGAAATTGAATTTGCAATACTGATTTAAGCAACCTTAAATGGTCATCGCCCTGATTAATTGGGTCTTGCCTTGTTGGATTCGCTATTTGTAATTGACCAATAAAGGACGCTGTTTCTAAAGACATGATTCTTCCTTAATACAATTAGGCTCTTTCAAATTATTGGAAGATAATTGTTGATTAATATTACTTATCAAAGGAGCGGCAATAATATATGGCAATTGCTGCAACGCTCTATCAATTAGCATCAATTGATCTTGATTAAATGATAGTGTAATGAGTTCCATGGATTAAGCCGTTGTCATTAGTTTACGAAGGGCTCCTGACGCGTCTTTTATAGTAATGTAACCATTACATACGACATCGGCGGTTGCTCCAAAAGTACCAAAGCGCATATATCCAGTTCCCTTTGGATTAAACCTTATATCAATATTAGCATCGTCGCCTAAAGCTGACAGTTGGACGGGAAAACCCGTCGCATTGTTGCTTATATAAGCATAATTAACCGCGCTTGCGACATGTCCAAACTGAGCTATTTTTAACCCAGTGGCTCCTCTCACATAGACGTTATTGTTTGCTAGTAGCATTGATACTTCACTAGCCGATGTTGTTATGGAGCTCCGCAGGAACCCACAGCTTCCGCCTGAGGCATCCTCCCAGCCTAGCTGCATGGCATTTCTTAAAACAATAGCCTTGTAATGAGTAAGACTTTCACTATCCGTAAACGGTCTTAGTGAACTACTGCCAAATGCGATACCACGCCCCCAATTAGCTCCATTATTCGTTATTTGCAAGCCAATGGTACAAGAATCCGTAGTGCCATTAACGGCGGGGTCTCCACCTGCGGAAAGCGATATCCCTATTGTTTTAGTAGTAGCAACTGAATATAAATCCGTATAAGAACCCATTTCAGTTAATTCTATCTCCGTTCCAAAAGCCGCTCCCAATGAACCCACAGCGCGTTTTGAATCAAGATATAATGCCCATGCATTAACTGAATTAACAGTATTATCATTGTATGCAATTGAAGAAACGCCAATGGCGGCTCCTCCTGTTAGTTGAGATGTCCTTGTTCCTCCGGCTATACCAATTCCCTTGGATGCGTAAGAAACAGTAAGCGAATTTTTTTCAATCCAACCATAGTTAGGTTGTAGTTTAGCTCCAGCGGTAGCACCAGCCCAAGTTTTTACGGTTGATGTGGAATCGCCTGACATAACATTGGCATCGCCCAAAAATAAGCGGTCGCCTAGTCGATTGATAACCGCTCCAGTATCCGAAAACAAAAGTCCAGTAGTTGGCTGTATAAGTCCTAATACATGGAATTTATCAGTCCCCGTATAGATTAAGGCGGTAGTCGTAGATTGATAAAAATTACCAGTTACCACACCATTAATTTTATAAGAAGTTCCAGTAAGCAATACCGCTCTACCCGATGCTCCAGCTAGATTCAACGCAGCGGTATCATCAGCAACACCATCACCTATGACACCAAAGTCTTTATCACTTACATAATCTCTTAATTTATTTTGGGTTGTTCTAGTGACCGCACCTGTCCCCGCTTGTAGAAAATTAAATTGTGATTGTATATTGCTAGTGACACCATGCACATAGTTTAATTCCGCTTCCGTGGCAATGATGGGGATAGCAAAACCTGCGGAGGCCGCTCCTGGAAACGTATCTTTTAATACGGTTTTTATCAATCGTAAATGGTCATCGCCTTGTCCAACTGGATCAGAAGGAACTGGATTGTTTGGATCAAGACCTGCAATAGTTGATGCCGTTTCTAAAGCCATTTTATTTATCCTATTCTAGTCTGGAGCGGGGTACCACTATATACTAATACGTTATCAGCATCTTCCAGCTCAATAATAACTTGTTTAAATCTAGCGTCCCATAAGGATGCGGCATTGGCATCCTTAACAAAAGAATTTATTTCCACCAATATCCCGTTGATGTATAAATCAGGATGGTTTAGTGAAATCCAATTAGTAGGTACGGCAGGCGTCAATGGAACGATATTTCCATAATATACAATCTCCAATGAACTAGTGCCATCTATAACAATAGGCTGAACAATCAGTTTACTAGCTAATATATTATAAAAATGCTTTAAACTATTATCCACATTGACGGTATTTGTAGCCGTATTCATTTGTTCAGGATTGACAAGGGACAACGTATTGCGGCTTGTTGGCGTAGTTAAATTGACAATGGCGATATCCTGAAGCGCACTGAAATCGCTAGGTAAAACGTAACGACCATCCGTAGGGTTTGGCTCAGGAAAAGTATATCGAATACTCATGTCCTCAATAACCAATAATCTATTGATACGTGACTCAACCATTCGCATAAAAAAATCAATACGACTTGTGACATCGACATCCTGTCTGTCAGCATAAGCTAATGAAGTATTGACGATGTCATCGTATGTCATTTTAAGGAACCAATAATAAATTAAGGGGAGCCGAAAGAACTGCCGCAGAGGGTCTTGTGAATGCTAAAGGGACGCTGAATACGCTTTCACTCCTCCCCCAAATAGGATCAACATTGTAGAATGTAGCTTTAATACTGTGGGAACCAACTGCCACGTTAGATACGTCAATATGGCATGCCTTATTAACCGCTGGGCTATCGAATGTAGCGGCGGTATCTATTTGCACCTTACAACCAGTAATAGTTTGCGTAGTAGCATCCGAATCAACAAATGGCGCGGCATTAACAACACCAATGCCTAGTAAAAACAATAATAAATATTTCATTGCGTAAGTTCCTTAACATCGTTATAGGGTACTGACCTTCTAATACATTCCGAAGCTCCAGTTCCTAAATGATTACAAATTATAATAATAGGCATTTCACGACTAGAATCTTTATGTGAAGTGCCTTGTGATTGCGCGGATGCTTGTGAAGATTCCTGGTCTGATGATTGACTACTCTTCATAGCGGAAGTCATTGGCGTACATGCCGTTAATAACAATATTAATAAATATTTCACTAGCCCTCGTCATTACTAAATAATGCCCATATTATTGATATTGCTAGTACCCACAATAAGAAGAAAGTTTGCCAATCACTCATTTTGTTTTTGCCAATTGCGTGATTGAAAATTGGTCTGGCCATCCTATCCAACCATGCGGTATTGCATAAGCTGGTGTAACAATGGCATTGACATCAGGTGATAATCCATCCCAGTTCCAATCACCAAGTATGGAAAAATCAAATCCTAGTTTGGATAATTGATCAGTTGCTAGTTTGTCATTACCTAAACTATCATACGTATTAGAAGATATTTTTGGATTCTTGGTGCTGGTTGGGTCAACCTTAGATTTCTGCGCTGGAGTATAGTCATCCAGTTTAACGGTTTGCATCTCGACTAAATCAAGATAGTTCTGTTGTTCTTTACTAAACTCAGTCATATTGGAAGTGTAAACAATTCGTTTCATGGCGTATAAACATCCGCTGCTCTAGTGACTGAGGTTGCTACTGTAGGAATATGTGAACTAAGCGTACCGTCTTCAAGATCAGAGCCCCAAACATAAACACCTGCATTTGCAGTACCAATAAATACAGGTTGTCTTGCATTTTGGTCGGTATCTATAAGACAAATAAGGAATCTTGCTGCTGCTGATGTAGCCGTTGCTATTGCTGTTAAACTAATGTAATACCAGCCATTAACACAGGGGATAATGCTATAAGTTGTTGCTGTGGACCCCTTATTACCCACAGTGCCATTTGACAAATTGAAGTTAACCCATAAATTAACAGAATCGAAACCCGTGCTTCCAGCAAACTGTATAAAGCTATATTCCCCTGCCTTAACAAATAATGATTGCGTGTAAGTATTGCCAATAGTAACGCTACTATCATTTGATATGCGGTGAAAAGCATTGGTAGCTAAGGTATTAACTTTTTCAGCAGTTAGCCTTCCATCGGGTGCAACGGCAGCAGAAGCTACAACCACAGTCCCATTAGGCACCCAGATTACATTTGTTAGGTCATCTGAATAAGTTTGATAATTTGTAGTTGTTCCTTCATTAAGCATAGTAATAGGCGTACCTATTAAAGTTCCATTACCGAATACAATATGATTAGCAACTATGATATTTCCATTCGTATTCTTATAGTATTTAACGGCATCAACACCCGCTCCATACCATGGCGTAGAAAGAACACCGGAGGATATATACGTATCTGGGTTTTGATTTGACTGTGATGATAGATTAGTTACTATAAATCCCCATACATAGATGCCAGCAACATTATCTCCCGTGAACGTAGTTGCTATGCCATCGGCTGACATTAGATAATAAGCGGTAGCATCGGCGGCACAATTAGCCGTAACTTGGCATAAATACCAGCCATTGGCATATGGAGTCATGGAGTAATTGATAACGGTACCACTAACCGTACCAATCGTTCCAGCGCCAACGTTAAACATGACGCCATTGGCGCCACCTATTCGTATTTGAATGTAGTTTAGTCCAGCTGCTTTAACCCATACTTGTGCGCAATATACTTGCGTGATAACGGATAAAGCTACTCGCTTTGGTTCATGAGTATTTGTTACGGTTGAATCAGCGGCGGCTTTATCCGCTGTAATGGCTCCATCAACGGGATTGGCAATAGCGTTTGAAGTTACGACTATTCTAGCCCCGCCGGATGTTATGCTTTCACTTAAAGGTACTAAATTTTCCACGCGTCTAGCGCCTTGGAATCTAGCCTCATTAACTTTGGCATAACGTAAAATACCCTCAAAATCGAATAATGTTCCCGTAGTTGATCTCGTTAATGTGGAACCTGCGCCTAATCCTATTCCAGGATCTTGATTAGCCTTGCCGATACCCACAGTGTTAAGGATATGAGGCCAGCGTGTCTCAGGGTTGCCATCCGTAAAGTAATTTACGTTACGCTTATAATTTAATGAGAATAGCTTGGCCATCTCTATGCCTTGTTTAGCTGCATAATAATAGGTGCATTATTCGTGAATAATGATCCAGCACTAGAGCCATAAGTAACTGTGAGCGTAGCGAATGTCAATATCGTAACAATTGACACCGTATATATGGCAAAATTAGTTGCATCAGCGGCATTGTACAATTTTATAACATCGCCAGCTTTTAAGTTGATCAATCCAGGTGATGTTATTGAGCCACTTGCGTTAGTAAAACTCGCATAGATAATAGTCGCGGTGGCAAACGCTGCGGTATTGAATTTTAAATTACCTAATCCAGGATCAGCGTTTGTTGTTGAGGTAAGAAAGTTCCAATTAGTAATAATAGAGTTATTATCATTTGCTATTTTATTCCAACCATCATTCCATGAGAACCAATCCTCGGATAAGGACGGAAATGGATTCGTTGTTATGGCGGCTCCTAAGTCTTTGGCTCTTGAACCATCTTTGTACTCAAGATTTTCTCTTGGGTGTCTTTTGTATAAATCACCGGCCATCAGTTTTTCTCCTGAATTAGGCATAGCTTGCCTTCTGTGGATTGTAGATACCGAGCCATTTCTTTTGCGGATACATCGGAGTCTTTATGATTTAATTTATATCCGTCCCTAATGGCCTTCTCAAACATATTCATAGGAATACTGGCAACCATTCTGCCCCATTCCAAATCCTTTATAGCGCCAGGATTTTTTCTTAATTCTGCGTTCCTTGCTAATATTAAAGCTTCCGATGGTTGAGTTTGCTTATGAGCAATTTCATCTATATGAGTTAAAAACTCTGACTTAATAACACCATCAAACGTAGGTTGAAACATTGTTAAAACCTACTGAATTTTAATGCGACATTAGTTCCGATATCCACAGTAACACCCGCAGCTGGGTCTTGAGATGTGCATAGTAAGGTTGAAGTAATACCGCTATCAAGGGCTCCTCCTGCGGCATTGGAAGCCATCATTCCAGAGTTTCCCAATTGAGCGGTTCTTAAAGCGGTTAGAATTGCGGCATTAGCAATTCCGGTACATGTGGGTACTGATACGGTAGTTGGCATTATACTAACTCCAAATATTTATTTAGGAAATTTGAAATTTCCGATTGCGTGGCAAGGCCGTTTTCACCTGGCTTAATCATACCATTTTCAAGACATAAGGTATTCGTATGAATGTTTTTAACATTCATGGGGTACTTTACTTTTTTAGATTCATCCTTAGATGCTATTGGTTTTGCTATTTCAGGCATTTTTGACTCCAAAGTGGATAAAACCAACCTTGGGAAGGTGAGTAACCAAGGTTGGGAAACCTAAGTTTATTTATAGGATTGCACTACGGAGAGGGGGTGTAGTGTTGAAGCGTATAAAATCTGCTAGCAGTTTGCACTATTTTGATGAAAAGTCAAGTTGTGTGGAATGTTTAGCATAAAAAAGCCCCGGTTAAGGGGCTTTCTATTAATTATTATAAATCATCCTATTCATTCCAGAGTTGTATATTTTAGGTAGCCCATTAAGCTCTGCTAACTTCTTCTCTGTTAGTCCATCTTCCCATAATAAATCAGGATCATTTTTAAACCTCTTCAGTCTATAACTGAACTTATGTACTCTATTACCTCTGACTAAGTATTTGTAGTCAGGTTTAAGGTATTTATCAAATACAAATCCAGCCTTAGCATAACTTCCACCACTGAAAGTATCTAAGTCAACAAAGCTAACGATCTCACCATTAATACCACAGTTTTTAAGAAGCTTTGAGAACCCACCAATCACCTTTATAGATGTAGCATAACGCGAAAGAACATTACCATTGAATGCCATTACAGCAACCAAATCACCATTATTTCTCAAGCTAATTAACTTATTCTGATTACATGAACCTTGTATATGCCATGTATTTAAAAAATTCTTACACTCCTCAACAGAAGGATTAAAATCAATTGTACATTTCCTTGCAAATACTCTTTTATCATCACACTTCCCAACAGCATTAAGTATTATCCTTTCAATAATAGGCCATCTGTTATTTATATCATCTTCATACAATGATATAAGTCTTATTCCCATTGATTCACAAGCTAACCTTTTAGATTCGTGATATTTTGCATCTACTTTTAAATTAGAGTGCCAATACACACCATTAACTTCTATCGCTATATTGCATTGAGGTATTACTATATCAAGTTCCATTGGAGATATAGTTGTTCTACAATTTGCAATATACTCAATATTATTATTAATCAGGAAAGTTCTTATTTTTCTTTCAATAAAAGATGTGGTATGGTTAATTATTTCTATACCATATGATTTAACAGCCATCCTAACCGTCCACTCTACACATCCAAGCATCCTTGCTATTTCATATAATGATAGTTTCTCATTAACATATTTATCAATTAACCAATCCTTGTCTTTTAATAAAATATAATCTTCTGGATTCTTACCATTAACAGCAAATATAGCTTCTGAGTTACTTCTAATATCAACACCAGCTTCCTTTAGCCTATTGATAATAACACCTTGTGAACAACCTTCTTTTTTAGCTATTACGGCAGTTGAAGTTAAGCTTAAATAACTATCGATAATTGATGGAACATCTATCTTTATCCTTGGTGTGTAGCTAGCTGTTATACTTACCTTCCTTGCATCACGCAATGACCTTATAGGTATATCGAATGACATCAAAGCTAGCCTTACAGTTCTTGGTGTAGTCTTTATCTTATCAGCAATCTCAAAAGTTGAAAGCTGTTTTTTGATATAAGCATTCTCAAGCCATTTTTTATTCTTGAGTAATGCAGTATTGCAGCCCAAAGTCTGTTTTGACTCGCCTGCTGTTCTTTTAGGTATATTGAATAATTTTAACTTATTCAATACTGTGACATTACTACATCCTAGTAATGTAGACAATTCATAAGAATTTTTTCGATTTACAATGTATTGCTCAATTAGCCAATCTTTGTCTATTTTAACTCTTTCTTTACTCACCTTATTCTCCTAACAGATACTATGTGAACTTATTATAGTACCTGTTAGGAAAAAGTAAAGATTATAACATATAAATACTATGAAAAGTTATATAATTATTTAATTCTCATAATAATCAAGCAGTTACGGCGGCGGCTGGGTTAATATCACCGATTATGGCATGAGACTTCTCAGTTAATACTTTCAAAGTCCAATCAACTGACATTTGCTTATTTTCAGCAAGCCCAGTCTTAGCCAAGTCTTCCGTTCTATACCCCTTAAGATAAGAAATGGATAGATAGGAAGGGTCAACGATAAATACATCAGCAACCTGGGCTGCACCAGAATCAGTGTGTGTTTTTTGGAGCCGATTAGGCACCAGTTTCAATGTACCAAAATCTGTACGATTTGTTAACACAGCTTTTTTAATTACTGTTTCTATATGTCTCCATATAGGCCGGACTATATCATCAAATAATTTTTGCACCCTTGCTTTGATTTTCAAAAGCTGTAAGTATTTGTAAGTTAGTTGCACAATGTTTGCCGCCTTTAGATATTGGTACGATATGGTCAACATTATGTTTAATACCCGTTTCAATATTCTTCAACTGACATTGTTTATAAATCTCTTTTATGGCGGTTATATCAGCATATTCAGGCATTAGTTCCTTAAGTTTCCGCTGTCTTTCTGCACATAATCTAGCGCGTTCTGCCTTTATTTCCGGTCTATGCTTATTTGAATGATACCAAGCCGTTACGCTTGCTCTAATTCTTTCTGCCTAACCGTTGGCATACTTTATTCGTCTAGCTTCATTCACTTCAATTTTTCTATTCGAGTGATAGGCTCTAATAGTTTCTCTATTGCGTGAATCGTAAGAGCTTACAATTTCCTTACGTTTATCAGGATTACTCTTAGCCCATTTACTAGCATTATGCTTATAGGCTTCTGAATTATCTTGATAATGTTTTCTATTTTTTTCATGTTTACATTCTAAACAATACTTTTGAACATAACCATTACGAATATAAAAAACACTTACTTCTTTTTCAATATTACAAATGTTACAAACTTTACTTGTGGAGCACTCTTGGGTTTTCATCATCTTTCACCTTATTTATATCTAACTTATGTATATTATAGTACATAATGCACTAAAGTCAGTTACAAATAATAAAAAAGATTGTATAACCTAGTCTCTGAACCTTCGACTTGTCACCAAGCCGCTTGGCTGCTGATTTTCTCTATTTAACTGTTTTCAAGCGTTCACGCTCATTCTTACGAATCACGTTGTAGCCAGTTAATCTAACAAGACATTCCAGCAATTCACTCCATTTTTTATCGTCTATGCTACACAATTAACAAAGACGTTCACACTACCCAGCGCAGTCGCTTGCTCTGCACTCTTGCCCTGATCACTCATCAACGTGGCGACACGGGCTGATGAAGTAAATAGGTATTCACTGAACTTTCTAATTCTTTTTGCATTATTAGCCACTTTTTAATTACTGGCTACTTAAGCTCTCGCCTAAGAATAGACTATATCATCAACTATTTTATTTCCTTTGTAACGATTTTCAGAAGCTGGAATAACTCTTAAATTAGACTCAACATGCAACCCACTAACTGTTTTACCCCTTAAAGGCCAGTAATGATCGACATGATGTTCAACACCTGTTTCTATAGTTTTTAATTGGCAATCTTTATAAATTGCTTCAATCTTCTTACTATCAGAATAAACTACGGTTCTTACAAATTTTGCAGCGCGTCTTGCTGCATTTTTTGCGTTAGCCCTTTCAGGATGTTTTTTAAAGTACATACGATTATATTCGTTCCGCTTATCTCGACATCTAATACACGAACCTTTACTTAATATAGCTATCTTGTCTTTATTTTTGAGTCTCCACAAATAATTGCGATTATCTGCATATTCTCTATTTTCACTATACCATTTAGCATCACATTCTTTCTTATACTCAGCATTCTCAGTACGCCATTTGATGCTATATAATCTATATTCTTCTCTATGAGCTTTCCTATATAAAGATGTTTTCATCAAAATAAAATCTTTATTTTCTTCATAATATCTTTTGCTGTTTTCTTTTACCCTTTCTTGATTTAATTTAGTCCATTTATTTCGGGCTTCATTAGCTCTTTCAGGATTAGCCAATCTATATGCGGATGTAACTTTAGCCTTGCAAGCCTTGCATTGATTAGTATTTTTTCCAAACAACAAAAAATCTTTTCTTTCGTTACATTTAGAACATATCTTAGTTGCAGTGTGTTCGTGGGTATTCATCATCTTCACCTTTTAATTAATTCAAGTAACATTATATTTGATACTCTCAGAATTACAAATAAAGATTGTATTACCTAGTCGTTGAACCTTATTCCAATCACTTGGAATCTTGGCTGCTGATTGTCCAATTTCCTATATTTTCAAACATTCACGTTTACCGTTACCAGTTGCGTTGTAGTTATAGGAACTCTAAGGAGTTTCCAGCAATTTACACTGTTTTTACTTGTCACTCACGCGGCAAGGGCGCATTCAAAGTTTACGCCAGGTATGCTCATCATTACCGTGGGATCACCACCATCTTGATAAACAGCCTGTACTGCATCACGAACCAATGTTTCAGTAAGAGCGCGAGTAGCAGTAGGCACGCGAGCGACAGTGAGCCCAGTAGAACCACTGAAGCCGCCAGCAGTACCACCATAGTTGTGACTAGCAAGCCAGCTTGGTAAGCCGCCGATTTTACCTGCAACCGCTGCGCCATCGTCTGCAACTGAAGCTTGGTTTTGCAAGCAGATTGCATCGACATCACGTCTTAACTCCTGTTGGCGCCTCATAACCTGATAAGACGTTTCTTTGGTTCTGCCAATGACATCAGAAGCATCTGCTCTAAAAGATACTCTGACAACTTTTTGTGATATTTGACTCTTTTCATTATGAATCCTTTTTTAATTTTGGATTCCTGCGCTCTCTCGAGGCAGAATAGACTATATCACCATCTGAAAAACTATTACTTTTAGCCCTGTTTTCGGCTGCTGTTAATATTTGTAAATTTGCTGCGACATGTAATCCACAAACCAACTCATGTACTAGTGGGTAATAATGATCAACTTGGTACTCAATACCCTCATCTTCTGACATCATTCTTGCTTGTATGTAAACTAACTTTATTTCTTCAAAGTCAGCCCATTCAGGGGTAGCTTTTTCATTAATAACATTTCTATTATTACGATACATTGAGAACTTTTCAGGATTAGCTTTTCGATAAGCTTGCATTCTTTTTGCAATCTTATCTTTATCTGCTGTCTTGTGCCATTCTCTGCTAACTTTAGCTAGCCTTTCTCTATGGTTTTCTCTAAATGCAATCTGTCTAGCCTTAGTTGCTATTGGATCGCGTTCCCGATATTCCCTAGCTGCTTGCCTTGTTTTATCCCTGTTTGCTTCACGATATTTTTTAGCTGATTCTATTTTAGCCGTCGAATCCCTTAAATACTTTTCATTATCTCTTTCTTTTATACAAATTTTGCATAAAGTCTGATGCTTGTATTCACTTGTAGGATTTTTCCTTCTTAAATAAAAATCATCTAATGGTTTTAAAATATTACATCTTGTACAAACTTTTTCAAATGTTCCGCGCTCTTGTGTTTTCATAAACTCACCTTTTTGTGTATGAAACCATTATAAATGATTTCCTACACAATTCAAGAGAGTCAGTATAACTTAGTCGTTGAACCTTTATCCTGTCACCAGGACACTTGGCTGCTGATTGCCATATAAGCCGATATTTTCAAGCATTCACGCTTATCTTTACAGATTACGTTGTAGCTATCGACCCTTAAAGGTATCCCAGCAATTCACGGAATTTTACAACCACTAGTTAATCCAATGGTTGCCCACTCTATTGCCTATTGCAGTGTTATTTCCTGAGGCGTCTGAGCCGTCAACCACTGCATTAGTGACATCAGGTGTTGCTAATACATCTAAAGTCCACTCAGCATATTCGTTTGTATGGCTATCAGTTCCTACCATATCAGTGAATGGGAGAGGGATACGTGATATATCAAAAATTCGATTCATCACGTCTTCACGGATTACATAATGTTACGCTATCTTGCGATAGGGTGGCGGCTTTTTATCCACCACTCTTATAGTTTCCTATAAGTTCAGCATATATCATCAGTTAATAAACGATTGCGTTTAGATACATTTTCAAAAGCGGTTAATATTTGTAAATTACCTTCCCAATGAAGCCCACTTACAAACTCACCTTGCAATGGTATTATATGGTCAACGTGAAACTCTATCCACATTAACTTACTAAGCCTTTTTGCTTCTTTATAAATTGCATCAATTTTACCGTTATCCTTCCAAGAAACGCTTGCATTGATTTTCTTGGCTCTATAGTTCGCATTACAATATCTTTTTATGTCCAATGCCTTTTCTGGGTTTCTTAACTTCCACGCTTTTGTACGTTTAGAAGCAATTCCAGGATTAGCAAGTCTCAAGTCCCTTTGATGCTGTTTAATATATTCAGCATTTTCTTTGTAATGTTCATCTCGGTATTTTTTAACATGTTCGGCATTTTTTATATCCCAATTTGTTTTGGATGCTTTTAAATGCTCTTTTCCAAGTCTTGCTTTGGTGGCTCTAGCTGTCGCTTTTGCCAATTCGTAAGCTTCTGGATTTGTGATATTAAGATTCCTTCTTTTTTCCTTTAGACATTCTTTGCACTGAGATAAGTACCCATCAGCACTCGGTTTGTTTTTAGAAAATAACGAATAATCTTTTTCTACAAAACATGTCACACATCGTTTTTTATCTGCACTGCGCTCTTGGTTTTTCATTGTCTTTCTATCTCACCTTATTAACGTTATATTGTAATTATAGCGTAAGAGAAGATGTAATGATAGGGTAAGACTGTATAAACTATGCGTTGAACCTTACAATCATTTCTGATTGTCTTGGCTGCTGATTACCTTCAACTTAATGGTTAGGCTTCCCAGCAATTCACAGTGTTTTAAAAGGGCTAATCTATAACCCTTTGTATGTTGCCGCTTTCAAATCGGCGCTATCTAAATTTGCTGAACTCAAAATAATCCTTACGAATCAATCACTTATTAGGTGTGATTCCCTTATGAAAAAATTAATGTTTCACAGGTGTGTTAGTCACCTGAGTAATTTTATCTCTTCCGTGATTAGCATGATAACCATATTCTACTTCAGCGGCGCGCCTTGCGTTAGCAGCTTCTTCGATTATATAGTATTGCCCTAAAAATATATCTTTTCCATTATACCTTATACCAGCACGCCATTTACCCACTTTAGAACAAAAATGTACGCCAGTAATACCGCTTTTATTGTTTACAGCGAGTTCGTGATTGCGTGCATTGTCTATTGAGTTGACATTCCTAATATTGCATAAACGGTTATCTGAACGTACACCATTAATATGGTCTACTTCATCTGGCAATGAACCATTAAGCCATAGCATTATTAGTCTGTGTAATCGATACTGTTTTCCGTAGAAAGAGGCGATTACATAACCATAATAATCTATTCGTCCAATAATATCGCCAGCCTTTCGGCTGTTTTTCTTATGAAAAGCACGATAATCTTTTGCATAGGTACATAGTCCTGTAAGGGCATCATAATTCATAAAGTCTTTGATGCTTGCTTGTGTCAGTTCTATGTCAAGTTTGTCATCGGTATAAGTTGGATTATCAAGCTCGAACTTATCACGAGCATCTATAGTCTGATCAAGTTCACTAAACACGCCAATATATACTTTCTTGCAATCAAGCCTACAAGTAACTTCCCACTTATTAAGTTTATTATTTCTATGTATGGCTCTCATCTTAAAAACCTTGATTTTTAAGCAACTCTGCAACGGCATCTGTCTCAGCGGCATGTTTTGCATAACCGCTTGAAGCCTTTGCCTTACTGGTCAATTGCTCAAGTTTAGTTTTTGTTGCTTTCGTTACGCTTGTAGTTTTTTGAAACTTCCCTACAGGCTTCGCGATCTTCTTATCAGCGATGGTTTTACCAGCACGATATTTCTGAGCATCTTTAATGAGTTCTAAAATACGGGCATCTTTTACATCGGCAAACTCTTGAGCGGTAAATCCGTAGTTGTCAGATACAAAGGTTTGCATAGCGCTTAATGCGGTCTTAAACTTGTTTGTATCCGTCCACTCAGGATTATTTTCAATCGCTTTCTGAACTTGTTCTTGTATATATGCTTGCGTTTTTTGTCCAAACTCTTCTTGATACTTGGATTGCTCTTGCTGTTTAACAGTATCCGTAGCGGATTTAATCTTACTTATTTCATCAACACGGATGTTGTAGTCTTGTACCAGTGCGGCATACTCACCAGGATTTTGAAAACGTAAAGCGTTCCAATCTATGCCTTGATATTCTTTAACCAAAGAATTTTCAAGATAGGTTGTCAGTGTTTCAGCATCTTTAATCTTGGTGGCATACTCTTGAAGAACCTCATTTCTTTTGGCTTCAAGTTGTTTTCTTTCTTCAGCCAGTGCTTTGCTCTTCTGTGTATTCGACTTGTTATTTTGGTATCCAGCTATTAAATCATTAGTTGGAACCACCTCAACCTTGCCATCTACTTTAATCTTGAAGCCCGCAAAGTCTCCCTCATCATCAAGAACAACCTTATCTTCCGGTACGCCTAATACTTTTGACCAAGTTGTATCTTCGTCATTAGCATTGTCTTCATCGTCTTCATCGTCTTCATCGATATCCACAGTGTGGGTATCTTCATTACCTTCTTCATCCTCATCACTATCCATTGAATCTTCACTTGGGGGTAATTCCGGTTCGGATTCTGGAGCTTTAGACTTAGATTGTTTAGGTTCTTTCTTTTCAGCTTGCGGAGCTTGATCTTCCATCAACAACGCTGAAATTTGGTCAGTTACACTTCCAGTCGCCTGTGATGGGTTAGACTCGGTTGTGACAATTGTTTCATTATTCATTTTAATTCACCTTTATTAAGTATTTCTATTAACTTTTTCAAATTGATCACGCGCTATTTTGCCAGTCTCAATGTCAGTTTTTATAGCTTGCTCTATCGCTATTATGGCCGCGATACGGGCTTGTATGTTTCCGTAAGTATTAATATTTGATTGTTTAAATTCTTCAAATAACGCATCTTGCTGAACTCTTATATAATCCATTAACCATAATGCATATGCCTTACTAGCTCTTTCGCCAATATGCATTTCCTTTTCATATTGATCACTTAATTCCATTCTATTCACCTTCATCACCTTCTTCTATGTCAATGGCTTCTTCAGCCGTTTGGATCAATTGCTGATTTGCAATAAAATTAGCATCTTGATCCGCATTAGCATTGGCTTCTATCTCCGTTAATTTAAGAGTAGCATCCAATAGCATTTTTTCCTTATCATTCTCATCCTTATGTTTTGTTTTAATCGCATCAAGCAACATGGCTTGTTGATCCATTTTAGCTTGCATTGCCGCAATCTGTGTAACCACAGTGGCTTTGTCCATCTCCCTCTGATGCTTGGCAAGTTCGATCTGTCCTTTAAGAGAAACATTGTCCATCTGCGCCTGTGCGGCGGTAGTAGCTGATTTTGCCAGCTCCGCTTGCTGTCTGATTTGCTCTTGCGCCATTGCATCCTGTTTTTGTCCCTCAGCTTGCTGTGCTTGTGCGGATTGTTGCGTGGCTTGTTGTCCTTCTAGACTAATAGGGTCAATAAAGTAGCGGGTAGCCCCTTGTAAGCCTGAGAACTTGCACAAATCGTCCAAGGCGCTGTAAACTTTTCCAGGGTTACATAATGCTTGTCCTGGCATCTGCATAATTTCCTTCTGCATCATGACAATCTGAGTTACCGCCGCTAACTGCGCTTTATGATCACCACTCCCCGTACCAACTCGAACGGTGGATTTTTGCCTTGGCTTCCAAGATGAAGGATTGATCTGTACCCATTCCCCTTTGAACTTAAAATCCTGTACGATATCCAAGTGTTTTACTGCTAAATCACGTATTTTAGTACAGAGTGGTTTGATTCCGGTTTCCGCAATAACACGAATAATTAACCCTACCAATTCTTCCTTGGCATTCATTAAGCGTTCCACGCCTTCCGACCCAATGGAACTTCCCCCAATATCCTGTGGCGAAGCATTACCATCAGCGGATACGCCTACGCGACCAGCTCGTACACCGTCCAGATAGTTCATCATATTAAATCCGGCATCACCTATCTGTGGAGTTTGTAATGGAGTAATGGCATCTATTCGCTTTGCGCGAATAATACCACCAGGACGACTAACAAGCATGTCATCAATATTTACCTGGCCTTCCACAACAACATTGCGTTGATTGTTTTGCAAATATAAATTGTCCATTATATTGCGAAGCAGCGCCGTCTTATTATCTTGAATCTGTTTCAGTCGATCATAGATTGATAGTCCTTTAAATTTATGGGACATGATGATTGCGGTACATGCCGTCCAAGGATTGCTATCAACTTCTTCCTTTGATAGAACAACCGTAGGCGGCATGGAGTTACCCACAGTGATTTTCATCAACGTGGCAATCCCATCTCCATCCATGTCAAGTTTAAGGAAGCACTCGCATACATCAACCAGCTTTGAAGATTGATCATCAACAAATGTCGCCGGTATGAGCGTGTTCTCATGTTGCGCACCAAACCTATATGATGATCTGAGTAAGTCGGCTTGTGCCAAGTTTTGCACGATCTCTGGATCATAACCTTCTTCTATAAGATCGGAAACTGATTTAGTAACAATATGAGATGAAAAACGCGCGTTGGTTAAATCTATGGAATTATGCTGATTGCTAACGCGAAACTGTTCAGGAGGAACAGGATCAATGCAAATTTTACCGATATGGGTAGTAATTTTAATTTTGACGTTATAAGATGAATAGGGTTGACCATCTGGAGTAGATTCTTGTATTTCCGATAATTTAACAATTTCCACTGATTTATCGGCCACTAACATTTGCAGTTGTTCTTGTGATAAACCCGTATATGATTCCGTTGTTACCGTTTCTTGTTCTTCATAATACGTTTTAAGTATGCCATTGCGCTGCATCAGGGCGTCTTTAACAAATTGATGTATTAAGATAAACCCATCATTCTGCTTCATTAAAATGTCATAGACGAACTCCGATTCAAGTTCCGCTTGACGTTCGTCATCCGGTGATACGGGATCAAAAATCACCACCTCATTATTTTGAGTAAATGACTTCATTACTTGAGGTATTATCCATTCAATGGCGTCCGCCACATCCGTGGATATTAACGCGCTTCGCCCTTCTTGCTCCGTACCCGTTGGATTGCCAAGATAATAATTCAAAGGATCAATCAAATCCTGAGGCGTTTGCACGGTGATGTTAGCCATTGAAAGTTCATTGGTTACA